AATTTCTTCAGGTGAGACGAACTCCTTGGGATTCCGTTTGTTCATGCGACGAAGACGGACATTAAATCTGCTCTCATCGGATCTAATTTTAGCTAACTCAATTCCTAGATCCTTGATTTCTTGTAAGGCTTCGCGTCGTTGTTGTAGCCCGATTTCCCTCTGTTTGATAATTTTACCAACTGCAATCTCTGGAGTGTCTAAAGTCACATCATCGGGAATCATTGGGACGTAATCATCCAATCCCACAACCTGACGTTTTTCTTGTGCTTCGATTGATTTAATTTTATCTATAGCTCTCTGTATCCGGTCATCAGAAATACCACGCTTTTTGAGTCTACGTTTTAAATCACTCCATGACTTAGAAGGTTTATCTTTTAATTCGTCAAAAATTGCCTTGGATTCGGAACGGGAAAAGCCCAAATTCTTTAACCATAATTCCGAAGGACTGGTTAGTTTTTCTAATTCAATCCTGAGTTTATCTTTATCAGCTAAACCCTGCAATGTTTTAAAGGCTTTACTTTTGCGAGATATCCCCTTGACATCCAATAAATCATCAATAGAACTAACTTTATTCTCTTGTAAATAATTGATTAAATCATCTAATTGTTTTTTAGGTAAAAATTCTTTTAATCCCTCTCTAATTTCTTCAGGCGTGGCGCTGTTTAACTCAACTCCATTTAAAAATAATCGGGGTTGAATCTCAATCACACCTTGACCCGGCAATGATTCAGTCTGATTCTTGCGACGTTGACGGATCTGTTCTGCCGTCTGCACCTCTCCCGTCGCTTTGGCTATCCGGTGAAGTTGAGAGGCAAGGGCAACATCTACAAGTCCCCGTTCAACAGCCTCCCTGACTGGAGATGGGATCGAAATTCCTGGTGAAGCGACACCCGACCCCGGAACCCGTGCCTTTTTCTGTGACAATAGAATCGCTGCCAAGATACCCGCAGCTAACCATTTGGGCGGTGCATTAAATAACTTTCTTTTTTTAGATGATTGGCTGTCCTTGTCTAGCTCATCTTGATTAGAGGGATCTGCCAAACGGGGAGATAGTACACAGCGACACATAACGTGCATCGGGGGTGTATTAGCTGAAACAGTCTCTATATCATTAAGATCAATAGTCATCCCGTGGCGGTCTTCGCACACCTGACAACGGCGATCATCCATGATTGACAGGAAAACAACATGAGACACTAAACCCGAATCTTTATAGGTCTGCAACCTTCCGGCGTTATAAGCAAAAGTCAGTTCAGTGCGAGCTATCTTTTCAGCGCGATTCTTGAAACCCTTATCACCCAATTCTGAATTGATCCGCTTGAGAAGTTCTGATCTGTTTATCGGTTCCCCTGTTTCGGATTGGGGTTGGATTGCTGCAAATAGATGATTCTTAATTTTCCCCCATTGAGTTGTCGAGATGTCAGATGCCAGAGTTTTTGAACGATTAGCGATCGCAGTCTGAGCAGGGACATTCTCTATAGATGCTAATTCCGTATCTAGTAGATCCTCATCAAAATTAGCCGTTCCCTTTTTCTGTTGAGACTTAATTTCATTGTTTCCATGCTTCCGCCCGATGTTCCAACCCCCTAACCACATTCCATAAATTGATTTAGTCAACTCAGGAATTAAGACGGCTTGATAGTTTTCAATTGCCTTTGAGTCCTTGGTTCTAATCGCTCCGTCTAAATCCTTTAATGCTTTAGAAACCACGCGACTAAAGGCATCGGTTAAAGTATTAACCCCACCACTCTCTAATCTATTCAGATTAATCTGAATCGACTTTGGCTTAACGTAGTCAGGTGTTTTAGCTCGGAATATTGCGGAACTATTTGGAGAGAAAACGGAGTCAAACATAATCTTTTCAATAATTAATTATTATAACATTAAGTAAACAATTCTCTAACCTTCTTAACAGATACCTCCTCTGGATTAAATTGCTGCTGCTTAACTTTTTCCTTGAGTACATCCTGTTCTGATACCCCATCGGAAAACGTAGGATTGGGACAAGATGATCCAATGATCACCGAGTCCCCTGCATCCGGTGAACGTTTCAGTCTAGCCCGGACGTGCTTCTTACTCTCACAAGCTATCTGTCTATCTTCCCCACCTTTTCCCGATAATGAGTAACGGTGTGATGATAGATCCTCGAATACCTGATCCTCAATATCTCCGAGGGGTGCGATCGCTATTTTCCCTAACCTTAACCCGTCCCTAAGTTTCCAGAATAGCTCGGTCTTACGGTTTGAAAACTCATGGTTATTTTCAGCAGATTCTCCAAAAGCACAACCACGGACAAAATACCCCTGTTGTTTTAATCGTGCTAACGTCCCTGCACCCACGCCCGTTTTATCAACCGCAGCATAATAAGCACCCCCTAGTTTCCTAATCTTTTCAGCAACAATATCAGCAATTCTAATTGTGTCTAACTCATCCCCTTGAGTGGGATATAAGACTACTTCATAAAGGACATCACCGCGCCATAATGCAACGGCGTGACTATCCCCTCCATCCCCAACATCAACCCCAAGTCTCCAAGGCGAAATAATAGCCCGTCTATCCCAATACTCAGGATTAAAGTCGTAGCGTTCCCTTGCAGCTTTTAACCAAGTGGAAGGGATGATTCCCTCGATGATATCTTCTGGAAAAATACCCTCTACCCGACCTTGCCAGAACACAGAAAACTCACCCTTGTCTTGCCTGACTTCTTCAATCCATTTCAGGGATATAGCGCCGGGGATGACATCATGGGGAAACTCGGGGGGCCATTTATCCTGAGTTTTAACTAATCCATTTGAGTCTAAAAGTTGAATTGCCACCGATGGTTTTAATCTATGGATTAACCTTAACTTACCAGCCGGATCTATCACTTCCTCAAGTTGATATGCCCAAGCCACATTGGGGTGATTCCATGCAGGGATTGTAATATTAGTGCGATCGCAAGCCTTAGAGAATGGGGATTGTTTATTCAGAGGGTTGCCAATTCTTAACCCTCTGTTTGACGATCCGGTTAGGCATGACTGAAAACCATCGTCAATAATTTCTGAGATGCCATCCGCTTCATCTGCTATGAGTAGCAACCTATCCGCGTGTTTACCTTGGAATGAGTTGGTGTCATAGTTGCGAGCGGTGAAACCATAGGCCCGTGCCGTCTCGGATTTCCTGACAAATAACTCTCCACGGGTTCCGCCTAACTTTTCTTTGTTGCGGTCATATATTTTCCGTATCTCAGACCAAAGGATTTGCTTAACCTGATCCTCTGTTGGGGCTGTAGTGATTGCCAGACCGTCAACGGCAAAAACCCACCACAAAACACATACAGCCGAACCGATAGACTTTCCTACCCCGTGCGCGGCTTTAACATTTGTTTCTGGGTTATCTCGGACACTCTCAAGGAATCGCTGTTGATCCTCTGTTGGTTCGACTCCGATAAATCGAGAGAAGCCTACGGGGTCATCTTTAAAATTATCTAAAGAATTACGGATATCCCTAGCTCGTTTCTGTCTTCGTTTTTTCCTGTCTTCCTTTTGATCCGCTATTAGTTTTTTTATCTCTCTAAAACTTCCCATTAATCAAGCTCCTGATCCTCGTCGTCAAGATCATCACTTTGGAGGTAGTTTAATATTAAGTCAAACTCATATAAATCTTTATATAGTCTAGCGACAGCTTCCACTGCTTTAATAGCTTTTTCGGATACAAACACAGTCCCATTTTTAACGGCTTCAGAACAGGCTTTTGTAGGGCTTTTGTGCTTTGATAACTCTATCAGGGAATCGTTAGACATCTTTAGTTCACGGGCTGCAATAGCTTTTACGCCACCCTCAAGCCCCTCAAGGACTTCTTGTCTTTGTTCTAGCTTTCTGATGTACTCCTCTTGATTTCGCTGTACCATAATCTTAACCGCTTCTAAGTGATCTTTAATAATCTCTCGTTTCCTTTCTTCCCAAATAGGTAGTTTTTTCCAGTACCTAATTGAGTTTTCTGAGATACCAATTTGTCTGGCAACTTCCCTATTAGACAGGTTGGAATTGCCAAGGAAAGTTTTAATCGCTTTATCAATTAGATCGACCTTTAGCTTCTTAATAGCGCAAACTGGCGCAACAACAACACCTTTAAGTTAACATAGTTAAAACATTGCTACAACTTAAATATGAGTAAACCTAAAATTACTGAAACAAATATCTCAAGTCTGACACCCGATCCGAATAATGCCCGAAAAAGAACGCCGTTATCAGCTAAGGTGATTTCCAAATCCTTAGAACAGTTTGGGGCTTGCCGTTCTATTGTGATCGACGAGAATGATGTTATCAGGGC